CAATAAAGAATGGAGAACAATCTTAGAAGATGGTGTTGAGTATGATGAGACAGGAGATGGCACTATACAAGTTTCTGAAAGAGAGCCTTTACATGGATTTAGAAGATTGACTAGATAATGGCTGTTGATCTAAAAATTAAATCTAACGAAAAAGAAATAATTAATAAATTTAAAAAATTACAATTTAAACTTCCAAGATTTATTGACAAAGGTGTTAAACAAGCTGGTTTTCAATTATTAGACATAATTAGAACTAAAACAGCAAAAGGTATAGATGCAAGAGATGTACCATTTGCACAATATTCAGATTCTTATAGAAAACAATTACAGAGAGAGGGTAAGCCACTTAAAGTAGATTTGTTTTATTCAGGCAGAATGTTAGGAAGTTTAACAAGTAGAAAAACAGGTAAGCATAAAGTATCTTTAGGTTTTTCAAATTCGCAAATGAGACAAAGAGCATTATTTAACCAAGTTTTAAATGAGCCTAAAAGAGAATTTTTTGGCTTTAATGATAGAACAGAAAAGATTATAAGTAAGCAATTCAACAGATTTATTGAAAAACAATTAAAGATGACTAGACTATGAGTATAAGAGAAAATATTGCATCAAACCTTTTATCAACCATATCAGGTATAAGTAGCCCATCAATTAAGAAAGCTACAAGACAACCTTTTCAATTAGACGAGTTATCAGATAAACAATATCCAGCAGTAATAGTTCAAACATCTGAAGAAACTAGAGAAGATGCTGAAATAGGTAGTGGTGCAAAGACTAGATTAGGCACTATTGATTTTGTTATACTTGGTTTTGTTAAAGGTGCTGAAGTTAATATTGATACTAAAAGAAATCAATTAATCACAGCTATTGAAACAGAGTTAGAATCTGATATTACAAGAAGTGGCAACGCACTTGATACAGAAGTCACAAGTGTTGAAACAGACGAGGGTACATTGTTTCCTATTGGTGGTATAAGAATGGTTGTTAGATGTACTTATGAGTTCCAAGCTGGAACACCATAAACAAGGAGAATAGATGGCAAATAGAGATAAAATTATTGATAAGATAGAAAAGAAAATAGACAGCATTGAAAAATTGCACGACAAAGAATCAATGATGTGCGAAGAAGTTAAAGACTTACTTGCTGATTTGAGAGACCAAGAAGAAGATGAGAAATGGGAAGATGACTCAGAAGAAGATTTTGACGAAGATAATGATGATGAAGATATTGACGATGAAGAAGAAAACTAATATAAACAAATTAATTATAGGAGAATAAAATGGCAGTACATCATGGAAAAGAGGGCGAAGTAGCAGTAGGTGGAACAGCAGTTGGCGAACTTACATCTTTTACTCTTGAAACAACAGGAGATGTTGTTGAATCTACACAAATGTCAGATGGTGCTAAAAGTTTCATAGCTGGTAGAACATCATTTTCAGGTACATTAGAAATGCACTTTGACGAAACAGATAGTGGTCAAACATCACTAACTGCTGGTGCAAGTGTGACTTTTAAATTATTACCTGAGGGAAGTTCATCAGGAGACAGAAAATTTGAGGGTGCTGGTATAGTGACAGGCATGTCTGTATCACAACCTTTAGATGGGATTGTTTCAAGAACTGTGACTTTTCAAGGAACTGATGCTTTGACAATAGGAACTGAATAATAATTTATGTCAGTAATAGATAGAGTTAAGTCTCACTTTGAGACTCTGCAAACTTTAATTATTGAAGTTCCTGAATGGAAAGATGAAGCTGGTAATCCATCAGTATTTTATTCTGAGCCTTTAACACTTGAAGAAAAAAACATTATCTTTAAAAAATCAAATAACTTTCAAGACTTAAATGTTCTTGTTGATTTGATTGTTATGAAGCTTAAAGTTAAAGATGAAAAAGGCGAACTTAAAAAAGCTTTTAAATTAGAAGATAAATTTGAATTAAGAAGAAATGCTGATTCAAATGTTATTGCTACAATATCAAATAAAATATTAGCAGATTCATCATTAGAGGAAGCTGAAAAAAAGTAAATAGCGACCCTGACACTCGGAATATGTTAGTGGTTGCTGACAGACTCAAACTTCCTATCCAAAAAGTCTTAGATATGCCAATGAGCCATTTTAATCTATGGATAGCTTACTTGAAAAAAGAGCAAGATGAGTATAAAAACCAACAAAGGTATAATAGGTAAGTAAATATAAATAATGGCAAATCAAAAATTAAACATAGACATAATAGCACGAGATAAAACGAAACAAGCCTTAGGTGGTTTGCAAAAAGGTTTGGCAAAAGTAAGAAGTGCTGTATTTAATGTAAGAAATGCTTTTATTGGTTTAGGTGCTGGTCTTGTAGTAAGAAATTTAGTTAATACAGGTAAAGAATTAGAAAACCTTAGAGTAAGATTAAGATTCTTGTTAAAAGATACCAATGAGGGTGCAAAAGCTTTTGACAATATGGTCAAGTTTGCATCTAAAGTTCCTTTCTCTCTTGAAGAAATACAATCAGGTTCAGGTATATTAGCAACTGTCACAGATAACGCAGAAGATTTACAGAAAATGTTAGAGATAACAGGTAATGTTGCTTCTGTCACAGGATTAGATTTTAGAACAACAGCAGAACAAATACAAAGATCATTTAGTGCTGGTATAGGTTCAGCAGATTTATTTAGAGAAAAAGGTGTAAGAAATATGCTTGGCTTTCAAGCTGGAGCAACAGTTTCAATAGAACAAACAGTACAAGCTTTTGAAAAAGTATTTGGTAAAGGTGGTAGATTTGGACAAGCAACAGATGATTTAGCAAATACCTTTACAGGTACTTTGTCAATGATTGGCGATAAAATATTTAGCTTTAAGAAAACTATTTTAGAAGCTGGATTTTTTGAGGGATTAAAAACACAGTTTGGAGAGTTAGATAAATTTTTAGAAAAAAATGCAGAGAACATAGATAATGTTGGAAGAAAGATAGGAATTGTATTAGCAGTATCAGTAGAGAAATTAGGTAAAGCTGTAATAATTGTAAAAGACAATTTTACTTTATTGTTAAATATTATTAAAGGTTTGATAGCACTTAAAGTAGTTTTATTTTTTACTAGAGTGGCTGTTGCATTGATGAATGTTGCAAAATCAACAATGGCTATTGGTGTTGGAACATCAGTTATTAAAGGTGGATTTTTAGCAATAGCAAAATTACTTGCAACAGGTGGTGCAGTATTTTTAGCATTTAAAGGTATTGATGAAATGTTTGAGGGATTTCTTGAAGATGTAGATTCTTTAGAACATAAAATGAATAATATTTTACCACCAGCAAGAGATTTACATAAAACTATGATTCAAGTTAGAGAAGAATTTAACAATGCTAATATTATTGCACATGAATTTGAACATGAGTTATCAGTTTCTATTCCATCAGCTACACAAACAATGATAGAAAAATTTAGAGAATTAAACAAAGGCTCATTAGAAGAATTTAAAAAGAAAATGGAAAATATTAGAGAAACAATAGCAGAATCAATAAATGAGGGAATTTCAAAAGTTTCTAATAGTATGGGTAGAGCAGTAGTTATGGGAGAAAAGCTTGGAGACTCTTTAAAAAAAATAGCACAAGAGTTTATGGTAAGATTAGTAAGTATGGCTATTGAGATTACTTTAAGATTGGCGATTGAATTAGTAATGCAAAAAGCAAAAGAATTTATTTTAGCAAAACAACTAAAAAAAGAACAAGAAAAAACTAATGAAATGAAAAAACAAACATCTGAAATGAAAAAACAAGCTGTTTTAAGTTTTTTTACAGGTGGTTCAGGAAGTATGGGTAGCTTTGCACAGGGTGGAGCAGTAAGTAAAGGTCAGCCTGTTATTGTTGGAGAAAGAGGTGCTGAGGTATTTGTTCCAAATAGTACAGGTCAAATAGTTCAAAACGCAAGAGGTCAAGGTAGTAGTGGAGTAAATGTAAATTTTACAATCAACACAATAGATTCAAGAGGATTTAGCGATGCTTTACAAGAAAACAGAGGCACAATAACAGGAATAATTAATAATGCTTTGGCAGAAAAAGGAAGAAGTGAGTTAGTATAATGAGTGGTGCATTTCCAATATCAACATCTAAATTTCAAACACTTGGCATCAAGTCAATTCAAAATACAATTATATCAAAATCAATCTCAGGTAAAAAACTTGCAAGACAAGTAGATAATCAAAGATTTGGTTTTACAGCTAGAATTATTACAGCAAAAAGGTCAGATGTTTATGGAGAACTTATGGCTTTTATAATTAAACAAAGATCAGGAAAAGAAAATTTTACAATAATCCCACCTGAAATAGAAGATGCTAGAGGTAATGTAAGTGGTACTGTTCTTGTAAATGGTGTTCACGCAGTTGGAGATACAACAATAGATATTGATGGTATGACAGGAACATTGAAAGCTGGAGACTTTGTTAAATTCGCATCACATAATAAAGTTTATATGGTAGTTGCTGATGCAACAGCCGATGGTTCAAACGAAGCAACAATTACAATAGAGCCACCTCTTATAACAGCACTAACAAATGATTCTGCTGTCACTTACGACAATGTACCTTTTACTGTGCATTTAATAAATGATATTCAAGAATTTGGTACAGTAGGTGCTGATAAAGATGGTAATGTTTTATATCAATTTGAGTTAGATGTTGAAGAAACTCTTTAATGAAAAAATACAAAATTACACACTTAGTAAGTGCTGAATTTGAAGCTACTGCTATTGTAAATGAAGATGAGATTGACGAGAAAACAAACGATTTAAAAGCTTACAAAAAACCTGATAGCAAATTTAATTTTACCATGTTAAAAGGTACAGAAGCTATAACTAGAACATATTACGAGGAACATGGCACGAACACTAACGACAGCAGTAAAAAACGAGTTATTAACAGGTCAGATTAGACCCATACATCTAATTGAGATAGGATTTTCAACACCTGTATATTTAACTGATAATGGCTTTGATTTAACTTCTTCAATATCAGGTACAAGTAGAACTTACACAGCTTCTGCATTTTTAGTTGGTGGCTCATCATTTGAAGAACAAACAGATATTACAAAAACTACACTAAGCTTATCTTTATCAGGTGCAGACCAAACATTTATATCAACAGTTTTAAATGAAAATGTTGTTAATGATACTGTTGAAATATACAGAGGATTATTAGATTCAAACAATTCAATTATAGCTGACCCAATATTATTATACTCAGGAAACATAGATACATTTGAAATAGCCGAAACAGAAACTCAATCAAATGTTAAATTAATTATTGTTTCTCATTGGGCAGACTTTGATAAGAAGTCAGGTAGAAAAACAAACAATGCTTCTCAGCAAAGATTTTTTAGTACAGATGTTGGAATGGATTATTCAAGTGAAACAGTTTTAGATATTAAGTGGGGTAGAGAATGACAACTTTTGATGAGATTATTAACCTGTACTATAAGTTTGATAAATATAAAAAAAATACCTATCCTGAATTATATTATCATATTTCACCATCAATAAATCTCAATCAGTACAAAGTATTTAAGGATGAACAAGGAATATTTGGTTTTGTTAATTGGGCATATTTAAGTGAAGAAATAGAAAAAGATTACATAAGAACTTCTAAAATTTATAAAAATGAATGGAAAAGTGGAGATTATTTGTGGTTATATGATATTGTTATACTTAGAAAGAGTAAAGAGGTTATGTCATGGGTTTATAACTATTTTAAAAAATTATTAAAAACAAACGAATCTATATCTTGGTTGCGTTTAGATAAAAACGACAAAGTATATAGAGTAGCAAAAAAATATAAAAGGGAGTTTCATAACTAATGGGTGGCTCGGTAAAAAAAATAATTCAGCCTGTTGTATCAGCATTTAATATGTTTAGTGGTGGGTTTAATCCATTTGTTGCATTAGGTGTAATGGCTATTGGCTGGTTGTTTATGAGATCAATGAAACCTGATGTACCTGACTTTGGTACAAACGATTTTGAAGAAACTGAGAGAGGTATTTTAGTAAATAAACAATCTAATAATGCCTGTGTTCCTGTTATTTATGGAGAAAGATTAGTTGGTGGTACAAGAGTTTTTATTGAAACTTCAGGAACAGATAATACTTATTTATATGTTGCTTTAGTTCTTTCAGAGGGAGAGGTAAATTCAATAGAACAAATAAGAGTAGATGACAAAGTAGTCACATTTGATGGTGCATTAACTCATGGCACAGTAAGAGAAGTAGCAAGTAGTGATAGTAATTTTTACAAAGACTCAACGAGCCATATTCAAATACAAGCATTTATGGGAACAGACGACCAAGTAGCATCAAGTGTTTTAACACCTTTATCATCATGGGGAAGCAATCATAGATTAAGAGGTATTTGTTATTTAGCTTTAAGGTTTAAATGGAATCAAGATGTATTTGGTGGAATACCTGTTGTTCAAGCTAAAGTAAAAGGTAAAAAGATTGTCACATTAGCATCTGATTTATCAGAACAAACTGCATCTTTTTCAACTAATCCAGCTTTTTGTTTATTAGATTATTTAAGAAATGAAAGATATGGAAAAGGTATTGCTACATCAAGTTTAAATTTACAAAGTTTTTATGATGCTTCACAAGTTTGCGTCACACAGGTCACACCATTTTCAGGTGGTAGCGATATTAATTTATTTGATTGTAATGCTGTTGTAGATACATCTAAAAAAGTTATAGACAATGTAAGAGATATAATAAAAGGCATGAGAGGTTATCTTCCTTATGTTCAAGGTAAATATAAATTAGTTATTGAAACAACAGGTACAGCCTCAGTATCTTTAACAGAAGATGATATTATAGGTGGCTATGCCTTAGCTTCTCCTACTAAAAATAATAAATTTAATAGAGTAATTGTTTCATTTATAAATCCTGACAGAAATTTCCAAGTAGATGAAATTCAATTTCCACCGATTGATGATTCAGGATTAGCAAGTGCAGACCAACACGCAACAATGAAAACAGCAGATGGTGGATTTTTATTAGAACATAGGGCAGATTTTCGTACTATCACTTCTCCATATCAAGCTGAAGAAATGGCTGAGATTATTTTAAGAAGAAGTAGAGAATCTTTGGGTCTAAGTATTAACTGTGGATTTAAAGCTTATGAATTACATATAGGTGATATTGTAAATGTCACTTTATCTAGTCTAGGTTTTTCAAGTAAAGCATTTAGAGTTTTATCTATGACATTTAGAGAAGATTATACTATTGATCTAAACTTAGTAGAATATCAAGCATCTCATTATACATTTGCAACTAAAGGACAGGTATCAAGTACACCATCAACTACTTTACCAAATCCATTTAATATTCAAGCACCAGCATCACTTACACTTACTGATGAACTTATAGAGTATGCTGATGGAGTTGTTTTAACAAGATTAAATATATTAGTTGGTGCAAGTACAGACCAATTTGTTCAGTATTATCAAGTAGAAGCCAAGAAATCTACTGAGTCAGATTTTAAAATAATATCAAGTGGTACACAGTTAAACCACGAATTTATAAATGTTGTTGATGATATTACTTACGATGTAAGAGTAAAAGCTATCAATAGTTTTGGAGTTTCTTCTAGTTATACATCAGCTTCAAGAAAAATAGTTGGAGCAACAGAAATACCAAGCGATGTAGATGATTTGTCAGTATCTATGGTTGGTTCAAACCAAATGGAATTATCTTGGACACCTGTAACAGATTTAGATATATCTTGGTATGAAATAAGGTTTCAAAATGTTACAAGTGGTGCTACTTGGAATGAAAGCACACCAATAGCAAAAGTTGTTAGAAGAAAATCAAATGCAGTAACATTAAATTCACAAGTGGGCAGTTATTGTATAAAAGCAGTAGATAAATTAGGCAATAGTTCTGCAAACGCATCTATTGTATCAACCAATATTTCTGGATTGCAAAATTTTACAAATGTTTTAACTTTGAGTGAATAATGGCAGATTTTAATGGAACAAGAGATAGTGGTGTTGCAATTTCAACAGATAATGCTGGAAGAAAAGTTTTGATATTAGATACAATAACTCAGGTAGATAGTTTAGTCGGTAATATAGATTCTGCTGAGGGAAATTTTGATTTGGGTGGCACAGATTCTACATCAAATCCTACTAATTTTGGTGCAAATGTTAAATCATCAGGATTTTACACATTTTCTAATACACTTAGTCTTGATGGAATTTATGACACAAATTTAGGTGCTGTGATTGGCATGAGTTCAGAAGATGAATATGATTTGTTTGACTCAGGTAGAGGTGCAACATTATTTGAAGATGCTAAAGCACCATTTGATGGTTCTCCTGAAATACAATGTGGAGCAGAAGTTCAGGTTGGATTTGATAATACAAGTTTAGACAATATTACAAGTTTTCAAAAGATTGCACAACAAAGTACAATAAAAGGAAGATTTTTTAAATTCAAATGTAAGATTACAAGCGATGATAATAAGGTTAGAGCAAAAGTTCATACTTTAGAATCTAAAGTAAATATGGAAAAAAGAACTGAAGCTGGACAAGATGTGGTTTCAGATGCTTCAGGAACAACAATAACTTTTGTTAATTCTTTTTACGCAACTCCGAGTATAGGGATTTCAGCACAAGGATTAGCAACAGGAGACTATTATCAAATTACAAGCAAGTCAAAAACTGCCTTTACAATAAGGTTTTATAATAGTAGTAATGTTGGGATAAGCAGAACATTTGATTATCAAGTTGTAGGACATGGCTTGAAATCAATATAATTTTTTAATATAAGGATTAAATATGGCACAAGTTAGCGATTTCGTCTTAGATAATCAAGGTTTCAGTTCTTTTCGTACTGAACTTAATAATATTTTATCAGCACAAAATTCAAACAACTCAGGTACTTCAAGACCATCTTCAGCAACCACAGGCACAATTTGGTTAGATACAACTAACTCAGGCTCAAATAGTTTAACACTTAAATTTTTTGATGGGAGTGATGACATAAGTTTAGCAACAATAGACACATCAGCAAATACAGTTAATTGGTTAGATAGTACAGTTTCAGCAGATTTAGTGAATGATACAACTCCACAATTAGGTGGAAATTTAGATACTAACTCGCACAATATAGCTTTTGATGATGCACATGGAATTATTGACGAAAATGGAAACGAACAAATAACATTTCAAACAACATCATCAGCAGTTAATCAAATTGATGTCACAAACTCTGCCACAGGAAACGCACCTGAAATATCGGCAACAGGTGGAGACACAAACATAGATTTAAAATTAACACCTAAAGGTTCAGGTAAATTAAATTTAGATGGTATTAAATTTCCAAATGCAGATGGATCAGCAGATCAAGTATTAAAAACTGATGGTTCAGGAAACTTATCTTTTGCAAATGCTTCTGGTGGTGGAGTAAGTTGGCAATCAGTAAAAACTGCTAGTTTTACAGCAGTAGCTGGTGAGGGATATTTTGTAAATACTACAAGTGGTGCTATTACTATGACATTACCATCTTCGCCAAGTTTAGGTGACACAGTAATTGTTACAGATTACACGAGAACTTTTCAAACAAATAAATTAACAATAAATACTAATTCTTCAAAATTTCAAAGTCTTACCACTTCCACAGTTGATTATGAAATTGAGGGTTTAACTCTTGAATTAGTTTATTCAGATGCAAACGAGGGTTGGATTCCTACTCTTGATGACGATTCGGTAAGTAAAGATACTTATGGACTTGAATATTTAATAGTAGCTGGTGGTGGAAGTGGAAGTAGAAATAAAGGTGCTGGTGGTGGTGCTGGTGGACTTTTAACAAATTATGATGGCACTCCTTTACAAGTAACTGCTGGAATTACTTTGACTTGTACTGTTGGTGCTGGTGGCTCTGGTGGAACTTCAGCCTCAGGAAATGATGGAACTGACAGCACAGTTTCTGGAACAGGCTTTACAACTTTAACTGCTATTAAAGGTGGTGCTGGAAATTCTGGCGGTGGTGCTGGACTAGGAAATGATGGTGGTTCTGGGGGTGGAACAGGCGGTGAGGGAAACGGCGGTGCTGGTGGCTCAGGAACTTCTGGTCAAGGAAATGATGGTGGCTCAGGACAAGGGGGTGCTGTAGCTTGTGGCGGTGGCGGTGGCGGTGCTGGAAATGCTGGTGTCAATGGCTCAGGAAATGCTGGTGGAAATGGTGGAAATGGTGCGTCTAATGAAATTACAGCATCGTCAGTAGTGTATGCTGGTGGTGGTGGAGGAGTAACAGAAAGTAACTCTCCAACTCAAGGTTCAGGTGGAAATGGTGGTGGAGGTGGTGCTAGTAAAAGTTCTGATGCTGGTGATGGCTCTGCAAATCTTGGTGCTGGTGGTGGTTCTTCTCATAGTGCTGGAAATTCTGGGGATGGTGGAAGTGGAGTTATTATTTTAAGAATGCTTACTGCAAATTATTCTGGCACAGTAACAGGCTCACCTACTGTGACTACATCTGGTTCAGAAACAATAGTTAAATTTACAGGCGATGGAACAATAGTTACATAGGAAAATATTATGGCACATTTTGCAAAATTAGGAATAGGAAATAAAGTTATAGCAGTTCATGTTGTTAATAATGAAGTTATTACTGATGATAATGGACAAGAACAAGAACAATTAGGTGTAGATTTTTTAAATAAAATTCATAATACTAATGCTGTATGGAAACAAACCTCATATAATAGTCGTAGAGGTATTCATAAATTAGGTGGAACACCTTTTAGAAAAAATTATGCTGGTATAGGTTTTAAGTATGATGAAAAAAGAGATGCTTTTATTCCACCTCAGCCATTTAATAGTTGGACATTAGATGAAGATACTTGTACTTGGAACTCACCAATTCCTCACCCAAACGATGGTAAATTTTATGTATGGAATGAAACAGCTTACAACGAAGATAATACTCAAGGTTGGGATTTAGATAATTAAATCTAAATGCAAGAATATAAAACCAATAATCAAATAGAATTTTTACAAGGATATTATTTATTAGATAATTCTGTATGTGATGATTTAATTAATATGTTTAAAAAAGCAGAAGATAAAAAATCTCCACATTTAGTTGAGGGTGAAACTAGCACAGGAGTTAATAAATTAAAAAAAGATAGTTTAGATTTACAATTACAAGCACATCATATAGATAAAAACCCACCTTTAAAATTTTATTTTATGCAACTATCTAAAATGATTGATGTATATAAACAAAAATATAAATTTTGTGATACTTATGTAAATAAATGGGGTCTTGAGCCATCATTTAATATTCAAAAATATAAACCCTCACAAGCATATCATAGATGGCATACTGAAAGAGGTTGTAAAGATTCTGACAGACATTTAGCCTATATGACATATCTTAATGATGTTAAAGAGGGTGGTGAAACAGAATTTTTTTATCAAAAATATAAATTTAAACCTGAAAAAGGTTTAACTTTAATATGGGGTACTGATTGGACTTTTACTCATAAAGGACATACAACAAAAAATGAAGATAAATATATAATGACAGGCTGGTACGAGTTCAAAGAATGATATATAATTTAATTTAACGAGGATATAATTATGCAATTATCTAAACATTTTACATTAGGGGAAATGGAAAAATCCCAAACAGCTACAAGAAAAGGTATAACTAATAAAGCTGGGTCAGGAGAGATTAAAAACTTAACTGATTTATGCTATGAAGTATTAGAGCCTGTACGAGCAAAGTTTGATAAACCAATTATTATTACTTCAGGTTTTAGAAGCCCTGAATTATGTGAAGCAATAGGAAGTAAAGCAACATCACAACACGCAAAAGGACAAGCAGTAGATTTTGAAATAGCTGGTGTATCTAATTTGCAAGTAGCTTTATGGATTCAAAATAATTGTGATTTTGACCAATTAATTTTAGAGTTTTGGAAAGAAGAAGATAAAGACCCAAATTCAGGATGGGTTCATTGTTCTTATGTAGATGGCTCTAATAGAAAACAAGTTTTGACTTATACAGGTAAGGAATATAAAAATGGACTTCCTGATGCTAAATGGTCAGGTGGTCAATTTGCTAACTAAGGAGAAACAATGCTAACAAAGAAACAAAAAAAACTACCAATGGCTTTACAAAAAGCTATTATGAAAAAACAAAAGAAAACTAAAAAAGCTAAAAGGAGAAAATAATATGCCTTATCATTATGGACATGGAAAAGATAAAAAAAGAAAGAATAAGCCTAAGAAATCTAAGATGATGTCTAAAAGAAGAAAAAGAAAGTAATGGCTAAGAAAAGAAAAAAAGCACCAAGAGGTTATCATTATATGCCTGATGGCAAATTAATGAAAAACTCTGCACATAAAAAGAAAAAGAAAAAACGATGAGTGGATTTACTACAACATCTACATTGGCTGAGATGATAAACAAAAGACCAATGAGAAAAAGAAGAAGAAATGTCAAAAAAAAGAAAAAGAAGAAAAGTACCAAAAGATAAAGATAGTGGTTTGCCTAAAAAATATCTTTCAGGTTTGAAAGGTAGTAAAAGATCAGCTAGAGCAAGTCTTATTAAGTCAGTTTCTTCTATCTATAAATCAGGTGGTTTTATACCTAGAGGATTACTTAAAAGGAGATCAAGATAATGGCTAAAAAATATAGAAAACCTTTATCTAGTTCAGTAGTTAAAACATTAAAAGCAAAAGCAAAAAAATCTAAATTATTTACCTATTCTGATTTAAAAGCTTCATTTAATAGAGGAAAAGGTGCTTTTCTTTCCTCAGGCTCTCGTAGAGGAATGACGATGAATAGCTGGGCATTTGCTAGGGTCAATAAATTAATTCGTAGAGGTAGGTCTAGCACTTATGATAAAGATTTGGTAAGACGAGCAATAAAAAGAAAAAGAAAATAAAATGAAAACTAATAAAGAAAAATTTGTAGAGATAGATGGAAGAATCAAATTAGTAAATCAAAAGATTGATTTGATAATTAAAAACCATCTTCATCACATGAAAAAAGACATTGATAGAATTTTATATTCTCTTGGTGCAATCGGTTTATTGGTTTTAGGTCAATTACTTTACTTACTCACGAAATAGTTGTATAGATTGACTTGTATGATTTACAAGTCTGTTTTAATTATCAGCGATACACATATTCCTTATCATGTTCCTGAACTCATGGAATTTCTAAAATTACTTAAAAAAAAATACAAGCCTGATAGAGTCATCCATATTGGAGACGAAGTAGATAAACACGCAATGTCATTTCACGATAGCGACCCTGATTTACCTAGTGCTGGAGATGAATTAAAATTATCAATACCTGTCATACAAGAATTAGAAAAAATGTTTCCTAAGATGGATTTATTGGACTCTAATCATGGTAGCTTAATTTATAGACGAGCATTGAAGCATGGAATACCAAAAGCTTATTTAAGAGATTACAATGAATTTTTACAAGTTGGTAAGGGTTGGAAATGGCATGATGATTTAACAATAGATACACCACTTGGTAAAGTTTATTTCTGTCATGGTAAAACAGCAGATGTTTTAAAATTAGCACAATCTATGGGTATGTCATGTGTTCAAGGTCATTATCATAGTTCTATGGGTGTAAGGTATTATGGAAACAGTTTAGGTCTTTATTTTGGACTCCAAGTTGGGTGCAGTATAGATAGCAAAAGTTTAGCCTTTAGATATAACAAAGTACAGAAAGCTAGACCAATTATAGGGTGTTCGGTCATATATAATGGATTACCCATAATTGAGCCTTTTTTAAAAGATAAGACAGGAAAATGGGTCGGAAAGCTACTTTAAAGCCACAGAGAAGCACAGAGAGGGCTACTAAAAGACAAATAGGTGGCAACCATTACAAGCTTCCAATAAGCCCTTTAAAATTCATATTAGCCAATAAGCTTAACTTTGTAGATGGCAATATAGTCAAATATGCTGTCAGAAATAAAGATGGAGAAACCTTAGAGCAAAAGTACAATAAGATAATTCATTATGCTGAACTTGGTAAAGAATTGTTGAAAAATAAAAAATAAGGAATATTAGGAATGAATGAAACTAGCATATTTAATTTATTCAATTCTTGTAGTATATTGGACAACATTATTAATTTTAACAGGTAATACTTATTTATGATATTTAGTATATTAAAAAATCCTTTAACAAAAATCGTTTTAAACAAAGCTACTGAACATTTTAAGCACAAAGCTGAAAAGGTTAAAACTATTAGACAAGCAGAAATAGAAGCTTGTAAAGATGTTGATATAACAAGAATTAAAAGCCAAGACAAAAGCTGGAAAGATGAGATATTAATGGTATGGTTAATTGCTATGCTATCAACAGGTTGGTTTGAAGATACTAGAGATAACTTTGAGGAATGGGTAAGAATAATAAACGATTTACCTGACTCAGTATGGTATTTAGTTATTATTGTATTTACAGCAACATTTTCTACCAAGATGACAGATAAGGTTTTAAACCGAAACAAAAAGAAGTAATATGTCCGAATGGACATTGATGCAGTAATTATAGAAGTAGAATTTCAGTTGGAATCAGATTATCAACCTTTTGGTCATTTTGTTTGTTTAAGATTTATAGATCAAACACCACATCATATTAAGCTTAACAAATTAGTTAGAGATATGGGTCAGTACCCTGATGTAAAATTAATTAATTATGATTTTATTGTTAAACCAATTACACACGAAACAGATATTACAGGATTAGAAGTCACTAAGCATTAAGCGACCCACCAAGTCTCCCTGATGGGTCTATCTTTATGTAATCTAATTAAACCTAAGGGAGCAATATCAACATAAAGAATTTTGTTAGCCATCTTGTTTTCCAGCAAGTGTTAAATCTCTTTTTACTTCTGTTTGTCTAACAGACAAGTATCTATCAAGATTGTTATACATAAGCTTTGCTTTTATTAATTGGCTTTCAGCATACGCATAACTTTCAACTATTTTTTTATATTCAGGGTCAGTTCTAGCTTTATGTTCAGCTTCAATAACTGTTTTAGTATCAATTTTATATTTTAAAAATAATTTACTAAACATAGCTTTTCTTGATTCATCAAGCACAATAGATTTTTCAGCCCACTCTGACCAATCATTAGAAGCTTCTGTCATTTTTTTATAAGCTTCTTTACTATTTAAGTTCATTGTCATTTATTTCCTTTTTAAAAACATATTTTATAGCTGTTGTTTTTGGGTCAAAATATATCCTGTCTGAACAAGACATTAACAACAAAGAAAAAAATAAAACACAAATTATAATTATATATTTGTGATATTTTCTATGTATAGATTTTCCAAATATTATCATGGGTAAGCCAACATTTCTTTAGCTTCTATTTCTAAATCTTCTACTTGTTTTGCTAATTTTTTATTATCAGCTTTTACCTGATCTAATTCTTTTCTTAGTTCTCCATTTAATTCTCTATGACTATTATTAGCATTTACCATAGCTGTCATTTCAGCTTCTTTACTATCAATAATATTTTTTAAATTATTAACAATATTATTAAGTGTTTCTATTTCTTTATCTTTGATTTCTATTTGCTTGGTTAAGTCTTGATCTCCTCTATCATCTTTTTTCATATTGTCTCCCTAAAGGTGCTGAGCAGTAGAGAGAGAGAAACCACTCAGCACATAACCTAAAAGTATATGTTATGAAAATATTATACTTAAACTGCTTACGCATTAAATTCTCTCTATCATAAAAGTTTTAAAAATCATAACGAATCATTTGTATCTGATTTGCTTTGATTTGAAAAACATAAAATATTCTCTTATAAATTGTATTAAATGTTAAATAAGCTAGGTTTTAAGCCATTATTTTAGGGGTTGTAATTCAACCGAAAGTATGAACAAGATAACGAATATGAAAAAAACAAATAACCTAAAAGGAGAGAGTATGAAAACAATACCTACATTTACATTATCAATAAATGATATTTGTAAAACAGAAAAACAAAAAGCTAAGTTTAGAGCATTACTAAAATCTCAGGGTGCAAACTCTATGATTGTAAATAGTAAAGATGAAATGACTTTTTGTAAAAACAACAAGAAGCTAACAACACTAAACAAAAAAGGAAAGTTGTTAGATATTCATACGAACAAGGAGAGAGCATAATGAAAATAAAATCATATGATGAAATGATTTGGATTAATGGGCAACAAGAAAGAGTTGCCCAAACATCTTATATTTTTTCTAATGGTTATATAATTAGAAAATGTATAGCTGGTGTATATAAAGATTTAACACCTGTTCGTTTAGAAAAAAAAGTTAAAATGCGTTTATCTCAAAAATTAGATAATCATATTTCATTGATAGCTGATTTTAAAACTGTTGATGATGCTTTGTCATATTTAAAAGATAAACTTAATATTAATTTAAAAAAAGATATAATTAATAAAATAATTAAAAAGGAGAGAGCAAATGCCTAATACTTGTTATGAATATAAAATAACTACTTGTGGATTTAGTGGTAGTTATACAGTTAGTTTATACAAAGATCACAGTACACATTGGGAACTTATCAAAAAAACTGACTTTAAAACTAAAACACTTAATCAAGCTTTTAATAATTTTATAAAGCAAAATAACTTAAAGGAGAGAGCATAATGATTAAACTACCAAAAATTAGATTAAGATTATCTAAATCAAGAAGTAAAACAAAACATACATTAGAACAAATGAAAGTTTGTTATGATGCTATTGCAAGTCAATCAGGTCTTGAAATTGATAGTTATGAGAAATCATTAAAATCAATCAAAGAAAAAAACAAAAATTTTCCTGACACTTATATAATCCAATGCACAGGTTATTCTTGGGATAGCTATGTTGCTGGAGATTATGAAAGAGCAAATGAGTTATGGTACAATTCAGGAGAACTACCATTTGTAAATAATGCTTTTGATTTGAGAACTGCAATACTTGATAATTATGTTTCTATGTTTGTTGCTGTCAGAGATTTTGGTTTTGTTTTAAAAAAAGACGATGCTAATTATTCTGAATTAGTACAAGACTATGATTATGCAAAATATTTATTGAGTCTTACAAAAGAACAAAGACAAAGTTTTTTTGATTTTAAATATGACTTTGATAATGCAGTAAGAGAGGAGAGAGCAAATGACATGGGCTAGAAATGTATCAAGAGGTTTTAACAAGTTCAATTTAGAACAACTTGATAAAGATTTAAAAACTAAAAGAGTTTTCAAATCAAAGTTAAAAGTGTTTTTACAATATTTAAAAATAGCAAATGCTTGTAAAAGAATGTTTAAAAGAGGTTTGAAAAGGTCTGATTATCCTGACAATTTAGAATATTCTAAATTAATAAATATGAGGATTGTTTTAGCCAAAAAAATCATAAATAAATATAAAAAGGAGAGAATAAATGCCTAAATTAATCTTATCAATTAAGACTAGAAATAAGTCATTTAATTTGCTAGAAAAGGTGTATAAAGATTTTGGGGTGGTATTCCATCCCAATTCTACTGTTGTTTCAGTAGAGAACTTTATAAAGGAGAAAGCTAATGGAAAAAGCACTTCCGAAGCTTCAAGCCAAGTACGACAAGGCAATAGTGAGAGAAAAGGACTTGTTGGAAAAGCTAAAGAAGATAAGGAACAACAAAAAGTCATTAGCTTGGAAGATACATCAGACAAAGTATCATCCAGCTATGATCTAAAGAGAGAGGACAAACAGTTATGAAAAAAATGTACTTAATGACAATGATCGTATGCACTCTTTTAAATGGATGTGCCAAATACGACCCAATCATAGACACAAAAGGAAAATCAAAGTTTGAAACATCAAATGCAAGTGAGATTTCAAATGATAAAATTTTGTGTGAGAAACTTGCAAAAAATAATACGACATTTTTTGGTAATATAAATTTTTGGATATTGTCTCCTAAAGCTGAGACTCAATATACTGATATTTATAGAAAATGCCTTTTAGGTCGTAATCATCAGGTGTTGAACTAATGCCAAGACCATCAACACAAATAAAAAAATTAGCTTTCATCTGTGCTAAATGTTTCAATACTAAAGTTGATAAATTAGCATGGTTTGTAGGAAGCACCCTTTTTAACGAGTCATTACTCTGTCGGACTTGTTGGCAAGGGCAATTTGAAAAACTAGATGACAGAGAGAGAAAGGAATGGGGTTTTTATGATAATAAAAAACCAAGAACAGATAAGTGAACTAACATATCTTATGCCACCTGTACTCAATATGTTTGGAGTATCGGAAGATCAAAACGAAATAGTTTTGAAAAAGGTATTTGGTTTGCAGTTAAAGAAGATGAGACTAATGCGAGGTTATACTCAGACAAGAGTAGCCAAAGCTATAAACGTGACGTTCCAGCAGATTCAAAAATACGAGAAAGGTAAAAATGCTGTGAGTGTTCATAATGAACTTAAATTAGCCGAGTTCTTAAAATGTGATAGGAATTACTTTATTCAGCCTATTACAGAAAATGGCTATAAATTTTTAACAAAGAGAGGGAATGGACATGATAATCAAGAGTAAAGATAAAGATGGCAGAGAAATCTGTTTTAATCCTAAAGGTAGAGGAGCAAGATATACTGTTGATGGGATTAAAAAAAAAGGAGTCACAACTGTTATAGGAGAACGATTTGGTAAATCGGCTCTTATGTGGTGGGCTGAAAATTGTGTTTATGAAGCTTTTGGTCAGCAAATGAAACACGAAAAAAAACCTGTTGATGTTATTCAGCAAACTATGGATGAACTTAAATACAGGGTAAAACAAATAAAAGAAAATGCTATGCACATTGGTACTAATATGCACACTTTGGCTGAAGATTACATTACAGGTAAAGAAGTTATTAGCCCAAACTCAGAGCCACTTAAAACTATGTTTGAAAAGTTTAAGAAGTTTTGGGATAGCAAAAAAATCAAAGTAATTGAGACAGAAAAAACCTACTATTCAAAAGAACTTGATATTTGTGGGACTCTTGATTGCCTTGTTAAGTATAAAGGTAAGATTGGAATATTAGATTTTAAAACATCTAAGGATTTTTACCCTGATATGCCAATCCAAATTCATACTTATAAAAAATTAGTAGAAGATTCTACTGATTTAAAAGTTGAGTTCTTAGCAGTTATTAATATTCCAAAAGAGCCTGTTAAGGATGTGGAGATGAGGATATTTCAAATTAAGCCTAAGTAT